GTCCGCCCAGAAGGGCGCTTCGTGGTCAGGGGGCAGAATCAACGCCTCGGGGGTGCCGTTGGTGGAGCGCACCTTGAGGATGCGCAGGCCCCATCCGGGGGTTTTGGTAATGGTCATAGCTGAGGTAATTGATCAGGCGGGCTGACGCGATACCAAGCGGTCGTCATGTCTCGCCCGGTATCACGCACGCCACGCCATTGGGTGTTCTTGGGATTGGCCACACTGCGCAGCCTGGCAAGTCCGCCGGGTTCAATCTTGTCCACCGTCCAATCTTTCAGGCGCGGTGATCGCCAGATGTCGCCAAGGCGGAAACGGTCGGCAGGTGGTGGGGTTTCGGTTGCGGGGTTCATTAACCAGTCAGGGGTCAGCATGGCTCAATCTTCAAGGGAAAAATGAAAAGTCAGTCCACAAGGCAATTGGGTCAATGTCACTGCCATCTGGCACGTCCTGCGGACACCACAAGGCGGCGCCTGCCGGCAGCCGTCCGTCTAGCTGCTGCCAGCGACGAACTGACCATTGCGTAAAGTCTTCGGCTAGGTAAGGCGGTGAGTTGCCGGGATCGGATTGCATGGCCAACGCTTTGGCCTTGCCCCTAGTTTCCGTAAACACATAGCCGACGTACTCATCCCCAACGGGGCGAGCCTGGAAGCAAAGCGCGGGGGTTGTCATGGTTCAATCCTCAACTCACACTCAAAAGCAATGATGGGAGGCGGCTCGACCACCCCATCAGCGGGATCCGGCCTAACGCGGCGCAGGCAATCGGCGCAGCCCTCGCGCCAATGCCATTGCCCATCCTCGCTGCCGCCGGCACCAGGGCAGCCGAGCACTTCCCAGCCGTGGGCGCGGACGTGGGCGGGGGGGCGCCACCGGACCCGACCGGCTTTGCGCATGGCCTGGATCCTGGAATCGATGCGGCTCCATTTCCCCCCAGCAGCAGCAACTAGATCAACATTGCTGGCCGGGTTTCCGTCGCTATCTCGCAAAGACAACCAGATCAGCCAGTCCAGCTCATCGTTTGACACGGGAGTCATGGCCATAAAATCTCCGGCTCTGTATCTATCCAAGACATATCCTCTTCTTCGGTGTGTGCAACTCCTGCGCTTGGAAATTCTGAAGGATCTCCGCCATCGTTTGGTATGTTAGAAATGGTAGCAATCGAAGCGTAAATATCATTACTGTTGCGTTTCAAGACATGCAGTGATCCTGACCACGAAAACAGCCTTAGGGAATTGGGCCAATTCTTGGCAAGGCGTTTTAGTGATCGGATGGCCGCCGCTTCTTCAGGGGTGATTGTGATGGGATCAGCCATAGGGCCCCCTTAGCTCACGGGCAATAGCAATCGCAGCGGTTTCTTTTCCTGGGTCAATCGGTGGCCACATTCGCGGGTCTTGCTCACACTCCAGGGCTTTCCATCCGGCCTGGATAGACGGCTCGGTGTCGGGCTGGTGGCACCCGACCGCATCAAGCCAGTCAGCAACTTGAAGACATGCCGCTGCTATAGCACGCAAGAAATTGCTGTCCCAGTAGGTTTTTATGAAATGCCCACATTCGGAGTCGTATGTATAGCCTTTAACCATTTTTTTGACAGGATCTAAAGTCGGCTGAAATTCGCCAAGATCTTTCATCACGTCAAGAGTGTCTTGGCTTAGTTCATCCCATTCGGGCGGTTTAGAGTTTGACATTGGGGTGGCAGTTGTGAGGTTCGATTGAGCCATTGATACGGGGCACGCAGCCAGGGCCAGGCGGTCCGAGAGTGTGGGGTCAATCGTGGAAGGCTGCTGGGTGTGTGTAGGCGCCTGCCACGGCGTTCCCCTCTGCGGGGCTGGCATGTTGCGCCAGGGGCCGTTTTGGTGATCGGCGCCCTGCCATTGCCCGTCCGGTCGGACTCGCACGTACGGAGGCACGTCGCGAAAAGAATCAGCCATGGTGCCCCCCCTCCAGTTCGGTGGCGATGGCGAGCAAATGTTCCTCGGCCGTAGCGCGACCGTTTCGCCACGGCCAATAAACATCGCCCGTTAGATGGGGCGGGACCTCCTCTGCGGCAATTTGCGCTGCAGCGGCGCGGAGAGCAGCGGCGGCAATAGAGGGTGGGTCGTCCTTTGTCACCCAGGCTTCATGGGCGGCTAGGTAAACCGCCTGCGCGGCGTCGGTTCGTGGTTTTGGGGGAGTGGTCATTCAGATTCCTTCTCATTGGTGGATCGTTGCTCAAACTGCCGGGCCCATCGCCACGGGTTGCGGCCGGCATCTACACCAGCATTGAACATGCCGCATAGCATCGAATAAAGCTCGATTTTGTCTGTAATGTTTAGACCAAGGTCGAGCCTGCGGGTTTTCATCTGACGATCAAACCACGGTTCAAAAGCAGCAAAGTCACGAAAGTAGTCATTGTCAGGATCACCCTTTCCCCATGGACTTACGGGCCAACATGCAGTTACGTCGGGCCAGGATTCACGCCAGCCACAACGGCCAGGACGGAAGCTGGTATTGAATTGACCGGCCCTGGTAAAAATGCCGCTCATGCCGCTGTTGTCCCACCAGAAGCGACCGATCCGGCCGCCGTCGGAGTCGATGCAGAAGGTCATGGCCTAACCTCCCGGTCCACTGGCTCAACCCAGCGCAGCTTGATCACGTCGAACAGCTCCCGCTCGGTGCGGCATGGAACTATCGATCCATCCTCGCGCCGCAGCAAGCCTTTATCGGAATGGAAACCGGCTCGCCTCCAGCCAGTGGCCAAAACCTTGTGCGACCAGTCTTCAGATCCTGTTCGGATGGCCAGAATCAGGCCGTAACCATCGGGATGCGGCATGAACAAATCCAACTTCAGCCCGGAGGGGAGCAGCCGTTTGGTGTAGCGGCCGTCGGGACCGCCAATAATCTTGGGCCACTGCTCCACGGCTTGGGCAAACCCGCCAGCAAACAGCGGAGTTGATTCGAGGGGGTCGCGGTCGGGCAGGCAGACGATCTCAAGATCGCCAATCGTTGGGCGCAGCCGGCGAATGGATCCGGCGATGTCGATCTTCCGGCAGTGGGGGCCCAGGATGGCCACCACGTTGGCGGCAATATCCAGGGCCTCGTCCAGGGGGATGCGGGGGCCGGCGCTCATGGCTTACCTCCCCCAATGCTAGGCACCGGTACGGGATTGGCCTTCAGCCAGTCCGTCGCAATGGCGTGGGTCTGAGTGTCGGGCATGGGGCGCCACAGCCCCTCAACCCATCCACGGCCATTCCATGCGGCGTGTCGCTCCTTGACGCGACCGCCAAGGGTTGAGAATACGAACCTGAGGGCCCATCGGCCTAGCGCGGGTCTGGCGGTGAGGATTAGGTGCCAGCCGTCGTCGGTGAGGCCGTCGTAGGCGGTTTGGGTGGTCATGGCTTTTCTCCTTGAGTCATGGCATCATCCGCTGCAAAAGCAACGCTATCTTCAATGCTTGCCAAGGCGATATCATCGAGCAAATCGCCTTGATCGGGCTTTCTGGTATCTTCTACTGCGATTTCCATATTTTTAATAGCTTGGTTAAAATAAGGTTTCTTTAGCTCGATACCAATGCCACGGCGACCTAGCGACACAGCCCCATACACTTCGCTGCCAACTCCCATGAATGGAGTAAGCACTGTCTCTCCAATGTTCGACCTTAAGCAAATAGCGCGGTCAATTACATCCAGCTGCAGCGGGTGGACGTGTTTTTCGTCATCGGGGTCCTTGGCGTCACGAAAGGGAAGCACTCGTCCCATATTAATATCATCCCAAATAGAAGACGCATAGCGCCGCCAGATCCAGTGACTGAAGCGGTTTTCGGTTTGCTTCCCTTTCCACCCTTTGTAGCGGTGCAGATCTTGCGGGATCGGACAGTCCCCGGCGTAGTGGTCCAGTCCCGTGGGGTTTGCAATCGGTATTTGATTCTCGCCACTGCGGCGGAAAATCAGCAAGCAATCAGCAGATGCTACTCCTGCAAAAGCGGCGTCATCAACAATCGTCTTGTGGGCAAGGTTCTTTACCATGGTGCGATTTCGCACCCACAGCGGCTCCTTCCATATGGTGTGACGAGCAACATAGTGCCATCCTTCCTTTTCATGCAAGGCGATGATTTTTCCAGGCAGATCCATCAAGGCATCCTGGCCACTGTTGCCGGTCGGGATATCGGTGCAATGAACAGCGGTCAACCGACCCGGCAGGGTTAGCCGGTGTAGCTCGGAAACCACAAAGCCATAGTGGACAAAGAACTGATCGTAGTCGGTGCAGTTGCTTATATCGCGCTCGTTGGAGCTGTAGACGTAGAGGCCGGCAAACGGCGGCGAGTAGATCGAGAAATGGACGGATTCGCTAGGGAGTCCGCGCATGACTTCGACACAGTCTCCATTGTAGATGGCGTAACGATCGGTGATGACATCCATGACGGAATGATGATGGGTTGAATTCGGTAAGCGGCCTTTTCGATGACCAGTGAATTGTTCATCTCGGAAACCAGGCTGGCAAACATTTTTTCAGCTTGGTCGCGCTTTCGTTGCAGGTTTTCCATGATTCGACGTTCGCCCTCGGTAAGGATGATGTCAACGGTCACGGGATTCTTCTGTCCAAACCGCCAGCAGCGCCGGACGGATTGATAATACTGCTCAAAGCTGTGAGACGGGAAGTAAGTGATGTGGCTGCACTGCTGGAAGTTCAGGCCCCATGCACCAATTTTCGGTTTTGTGATCAGCACCCTAGATCGGCCTTCGGCAAAGTCAATCAACCGGGCTTCTTTTACGTCGTCACGGTCAGAGCCTGACACCTGAATGGCGTCGGGGACGAGCTGCTGCAGCAGGTTGCCCTCTTCATTAAGGTGGCACCACACCAGCGCCGGCTGACCGGTGTTGCTGACCATGGCGGCCACTTGTTCGCATCGCTCCTGTACGGTGCGCTTCTTTTCGGCCCGCTGCTCCCGCAGATCAGTGGCAGGCATGGCAAACAGCATGCCCTCGGGCACCGTGCTGGTCTCGATCAGGTGGTCGATCTCGTTCAGCGGCGGCAAAATGAACCGACCATCATCAAAGCCAAGATCTGAAGGTTGACGGCAGGCCCTTGCCCAACTGGTGACCCATCTCCAAAAGGGTTGCTCGGCATGGCCCTTAAATCGCCACTTAGGGGCCTCGCCGTACATTCGCCGGCTGGTCAGGTTGTTCTGGTCGTTCTTGAAGAACCGAGCGAGCATGTCCATGTATCCCATGTAGCCAAGGGCTTCACTGCTGGTACCCAGCTCAATGAAGTCATTTGGCGCGGCAGTGGCGGTGGCCAACAGCCGATAGGGAACCTTGCGCATGAACTCGGTGATCTGCCCACGGCGAGCACCATCAAAACTCTTGAGGATGCTGGACTCATCGCAAACCACTCCGGCAAAGTCGGCAGGGTTAAAGTGTTCCAGTCGTTCGTAGTTGGTGATAACAATCCGGCTGTTAATTGCGCCATCAGAAGACCGGGCGCATTCGATGCCGAACTTTTCACCCTCGCGGATGGTCTGAGCTGCTACGGCCAGAGGGGTCAGGATTAGCACCGGCAGTTCGGTGTAACGGACCACATTTTCAGCCCAGGTAAGTTGCATGGCAGTTTTTCCCAGCCCGCAGTCAGCAAAGATAGCTGCTCTGCCCTTAAGGATTGCCCAAGTTACGAGACTTTGCTGAAAATCAAAAAGCTCAGAAGGAATCCACAATGGCTCGAAACCATGGCTAGCACCACTGTGAGTTTTTTTGTCCAAGAAACTCACGTAATCATCAACTGGATCAATCTTCAAAGAATGGTTCATATCTTCCCCTGAATCGGCAGGATTCGCACCTCGAACCCTTCGCTCAGCAGGGCTTCAGCCTTGGCAAAAGCATCGGCGATGGTGTCAAACACCTCGACGCCAACGAGAGCGCGGCGGCCGGGGCCTGGCGTGCGCTTGAGGTACCAGCCGAGCTGGTAGGTGGTGGTGTGGTCGGTCATGCAAGGGGGTCCTCGAATTGGTCGTAGGTGGTCGGGGCTTCCTGCTGGTCGCTGGCAGGAAGCGGCGGGGTATCGCCGTGGGGCAGGGGGGGATTTTGGGCCAGGTAGTGGACCATGTTTTGCAGGTCTTGCAGGGTTGGCGGCGCCCCATCAAATGGCGATGGGGGAACAGAATCAACCTCTATGCCTGGTAAAGGCATCACCTCTTCCCAAACCGCAGAATTAGCGCTTTTATGCCAGGCGCGGCCTTCCTCGCAGATAGCAGCGAAATAACTGGGCCCAGCAATCAAAGTGTGAAAACGGCGCGATCGTAGCTCAGTCATTGCGGAGCACCGGGGCGACTGAGCGTTGATACTGCAGGATCTGCACGGCGTCGCGCATCAGCAGCACCTGCGGGAGCAGCAGCGCTCCCCCTGCGACAAGAATCAATAGCAACAGATGATTGCCAAACAGCAGGAGGATGGCAACAATGACGGAATCCATC